TTATTTAATAAATCTGGAAATCTTTTCATAAAATTTTGTAAATCTTTCATTCCTACAACATTAAAACCAACTCTTGATTTTGTTCCAGTTGTTCCAGCTAATTTAGCTGCTGATGAACCTCCTTTATTTCCAAATGTTATAGCCATTAATCTTTATTTTCACAAATAATTTCAAGAAAAGCATCTCTTCCATCAATCTCATTAATAACTTTAGGAAAATATTTTTTACCATCATAATCTATTCTTGATTGTAAACTTAAATTTCCCATATCTAAATTTCTTATATAAACATGAATCTTTGTCATTCCAGTAATTTTTTCAGATTCATCTGTTCCTTCACTCCCTCCTTTCCATTCTACTTTTGCCCAAACTTCTCTAAACAAAGAATAAGCTCTTGTAAGCTCACCATAATTATTAGCAGTTGTTGCAACAGTATAAATACTTACTCTTCTGTCTAACTCTCCAATTGTCATACAACTTGAACTTTATATGTGTTTAAAAGCCATAAAGCTGATTGTGGAAGCTCACTTGTTATTCTACCAATTATTACAGATTCTCTATTAGCATACCAATTACCAATAGTCAAAAGAATAGCTTGTTTAATAGCATTTGGAACATCACTTGCAGCACCATAACCAACAGTATATTTACATTCAACAGCATCAATTCTATCAGCTATATCTGGAAAACTACCATCAACAACTAAATTTATTTGTGATGGTTCAAATTGATTATTTACAACATAATTACTTGATGCTAATGTTTGCAATGTATTATCAGAATCATAATATTTAACATGAGTAACACTAACAACTTTACTTTTATATAATTGCTTTAAATCAAGAAATGTTGTGCAAGTTTGATTTATTACAGTATTAATAAAAAATCTATTTGTGTATTCTTCACTTAATTGTGTTGAAGCAATAATAAGATTAGTTATTAAAGTATCATCAGTATTTATATCCACTTTTAAATGAGCTTTAGCTTCAGTTAAAGAAACTGGATAAGTAGATGCTGGAGTAACAACTTGAAATGTTCTCATAGTTGGCAATGCAACATTATTGATGTTATTTATGTTATAATAATTATTCATATTATTTAGTTTAAAAAAAAGAGGTGATGGTTATTCCACCACCCCTTTAAATATTATTAAATATTAAATACTATGCTTCATGTACTGCTGCAAAAGCACTTGCAGCTTGTAGTGCAGCTCCACCATATAATCCAGTAATAACCATTCTTGGCTGACCTGTTGCAGAATTTGTATATGGATCAAAAAGTATATCTAAACCACCAAATTGAGCAATATGTACTTTTGAAAAATCTCCAAAAATAGCAGCATCTTTTCCAGCGGCTAATTGACCAACATTAGATGATATAAAACTAAAGTAACCATTAACAGTTTTATCTCTCATATCATAAACAGCACTTACATCAGCAACTTGAGCTTCTGTTCTAACTTTACTATAACCAGCTGGATTCATTAAATAAGCCATTCTAGCACCTTGTAAATTTACATTTGCAGCTAAAACAGTTTCTTCTAATAAATTAACATTTGCTTTATTTAATGCACCATCTGTTAATTGTGCAGCATCTAAAAATATAGAATCTGGTGCATTAGTTACATCACTATTTCCTAATAAAGCACCCTCTAAAGTAGAAGCAATATTAGCAGCCATATTTCTTCTTAATGCAGCTTCAAGACCTGGATTTTGTACCATTGCTTCTTGCGACATATTAACAATAGAAATTAATTTAGATGGTGTTAAAGATACAGATGTTGCTGTTCCATTTGTTGCAACAGTTCCATTTGATCCATCTTCTGAAACAAAAGTAGAATCTATTCCACTAAAAATTGGAAATTTCATAGAATTTACTCCTCCATAAAAATTCGCTCCAGCAGATGCTAATACTAAATTTGCTTCTAATTGATCAGTAAAACTCATTGTTTCAACAGAATTTACAGCAGTACTTTCAACAGAAGCTCTTGTTAAAATTGAAGATGGTATTGCATAACCTTTAAAACTTTGACCAGTATATCTTGCTTCATTTCTTGCTTCTTGATCTAATTCTTTATATAATCCAGAAACATTACCAGAATGTGCAGCTCTTATAGCACCTTGAAAAGTAAATTTTTCTAAATCTTTATCTTTTTTTGTAGCTGTTATACCAGATACAACTGCACTATTTCTTTTAATAGTTTCTAGTTTTTCAGATCTTTCAATTTTAGCATCAAGATTATCTACTTCCGTAATTAATCCATCTACTTCATTGTTTTCTTCAGAAGAAAGATCACGATTCTCAGTTGTTGCAACATCTTTTATTGCTTCTAACTGAGAGATGATATCAGATCTTTCTTCTTTTAATATGATTGATGTTTTCATTTTAAAATTTTTTATTATTATTTTCTCTTTATTAATTCAATTTTTAATGATGTAAGAGATCCCACCACTAAATTGTTTTCTGTTTCTTCTTTTATATCTTCTTTAGTTTCTTCAACTAAACTTTCTTGATATTCTTTTAAACCTCTTTGAGCAACTACTAAATCAGATTCTGCCTGACTATATGCTGGATAAGTTACAATTGCAGTATCATAAAGCATATCAATTTTTTTAATAGTTCTGATGTTTTCACCTAAATCATTTGTTGACCATTCATCAGCACCCACAGTAAAAGCAAAAGATGATTGACTAATATCACCACGTTTCATTGATATAGCTAAATCTTTTCCATAAGATGTTTCTGGCATTTCAAACTCATATCTTAAACCCTTTTCATCAGCTCTTAAATTTAATGTTCCAGATGTACTTCTTGCTAAAACTAAATTTTGATCATGATTTATTAATGCTCTTACATCTGATTTATCAATTAACTCTTGAGTAAATGCTCCTCTTTCTATATATTCAAAAAACCCACCTAAATCATTTGATTTTGAATCATAAACAGATGCATGACCAACAACAATATCTCTTCCTTCTTCATTTGTATCAACTCTTGTTTCTATGTTAAATGTTCTTTTTTCCATATTATATTTTTTTATGATGCAGTATTTTCATCAGCATCTGTTCCTATTTTTTCTATTGTAGTCATATTCATTTGCATAAAATGTTTATCACCACCTTCAATTCCATTAAGATTTTCTTTTCTTCTAACCTCATTAATTGACATATATCCGTTTGTAATTGCAGTTTTATATGCTTCACTTCTTGTTTTTGCATCACCTCTTAATAAACCATTTACATTAAACTCAACAAATGTAGTTCCTAATTGATTTGACCTAAATAATTTTAAATTTAATTGAGCTTCTATTCTGTTAATGTATGGCATTAAAGTATAAGTTAAAAACTCCTGGCTTTGCATTTCAATATTATTAAAACTTGATTTTGTTAAATCCATTAATAAATGTGGTTGCACTCTAAAAATACGAGCAACCTCTGCAATAGAAAATTCTCTTGATGCAAGAAATTGTGATTGGTCTGGACTTAATGAAATTGGTTTAAATGTTAAACCCTCTTCTAAAACAATAGTTGAATTACTACTTTTTAAATTACCATAAGTATTATTAAAACTTGATTTTAATCTTGTTAATGCTGAATCAGATAAAGCTCTATCAGTTTGCAATATTGAACTTGGCTTTGCTCCATTTGCAAAAAAATTGTTTCCGAAGATTTCTAAACTCTCAGACCATTTTAATGACTTTGCACATTGCTGCAAAGGTGAAATTCCAGTTATTCCATCATCAGTTAAAGTTTTAATATGCAATACATCAGAAGAATCTAAAACACTTGAGCCATCCATTTGATAAAAAAGCTCATTGTTATTTACCACAACAGTAACATCATTTGGATTTAATGGGATTAATTGTGTTGGAGTACCACTATTATTTCTAATAATTCTTACATAAGAATTTCCCTCAGTTAAAATTGAGAGCATCATATACTCAAAAAAAGTTACTTTATCTTGATAAAAGTTTGGCTTAAATTTTAGTAAATTATATATTGGATTTTTTACATCTTCTATCTTATCACCATTTGCTTGTTTTGAATAAACCGAAATAGGCATTGCAGAAACACTTTCAGCTAACAATCTAATTGCACACCAAACAGCAGTTAGTGTTAAAGCTTTGTCATTAGTAATATCATTACCAGCAAACAATCCATTGGTAAAATTTAAGTTTCTGTTCTCAACTTTATTCGGAGTAGGCACAAAAACATTTTTAATTCTATCTAATAAGCTCAAAGTAAAATTTTTATT